ACAGTAAGTGAAGAAAAGAAGACAAGTCTAACAAGTTGGCAAAACTCATTAGGAACTGATAAGGCAGCAGCATATACTCAAGCTGCTGCATCTAAAGGTACAAATGTTCATACTATGATTGAGCGATATTTGAAGAAAGAAGACATGAAGTTCAACGAGTTTAGTCATGACGATGTCAATGTATTCAATGCACTGAAGTTGAAGTTGAACCAAATTACTGATGTCATTGGTTTAGAAGCACCTCTCTATTCTGATTTACTTGAACTTGCAGGAACAACTGATTGTATCGGAACCTATAAAGGTGTTCCCTCAATCATAGACTTCAAGACTTCATGTCGCATCAAGAACGAAAAAGACATTGCTGATTACAAACTTCAATGTTGCTTTTATGGGATTGCAATGAATGAGAAGCATGGAACTGATATTGACCAAGGGGTTATTCTTATGTCAGCTCAAACAGGATTTCCTATTGAGTTTTCATTTAGACTTTCTGCTCAATTACCAACATTGATTGAACGGGTTGATACTTTCTATTCGAAAATGGCTAAATAGTATAACTTATACACACACTCACGGAGCAAATATCCAATGTTCAATTACCCTTTCGTTGATACTACTCAACAAATCTCTTTACCTACTGATAATGAAGTATCATTTACTTCTAATGCTCCTATTGATGGAAGCGAATTTCCGTTAGGGCCACAAGAAGCACCTGAACAGACAGCAATTGACATATCAAAGTACTTCTTTTATGTAGGTGAAGCACGTCAGACTAACTATGACGTTCCAGTTGCTAATAATAGCGGGTCAATATGTAATCAAGAAGTGTCTAATGACATATATGTTGATATTGACATCATGGTTAGTTGTCCGAATAAGACTGTGAAATTGACAAAACGTATCAAGCTTTGCAAACAATCGTTAGCTCGTGAAGCTGAATGTAAAGATGCAATACTCAGTTCAATGGCAACAGTTGTTGAAGGACAGAAAGAAGAAGCAGGAGTAAAGTCACAAACCCAACGCATGCTTGAACTTGCCGGGATCAACCATCCAAAGAATTACGTTCTATAACGAGTACTCATAATATGGCAAACAATAAGACGCTCATTTTACTGACAACTGAAAAAGAGAACTGGGTTCCACAAGAACTTGAAAAAGTTGCAAAAGCAAAAGGTTTCAACGTTCTTACTGTCAATCCTGATACTTGCTTCATTTCGCTTGCACCTGAACCATTCATTGCCCATGAAGGAAAGAAGTTTGAAGGTGCTGACATAGTCATTCCTCGATTATCAGAAGACAATCTTGACTATAAGTGTGCAATCATCAATCATCTCGAAAAGATGGATATCAAAGTACTGAACACTGGTAAGTCAATGCGAATTGCTAGTAACAAAGTTGAGACACAAATCCTGCTCAATGATGTTGGGCTTAGTACTCCAAAGACTGCGGTTTTTACTAATGAAGAACAAATTGATGCAGCACTTGAAGCTATTGGTGGTGAATTCCCAGTCATTGTCAAAACTCTATTTGGAACACATGGCGTTGGTGTAGTAAGAGCTGATAGTAAAGCAAGTCTTGTTTCGCTCATTCAACTTCTGTTGAAATCAGGTGAGCAGTTTATGCTTCAAGAGTTCATTGAGCATTCTGAAAGTGCTCGTGTTCTTTTATTAGATGACAAGGTACTAGCTTCAGTTATGAGAACTATTCCTGACGGGGATTTTAGAAGTAATGCTCATCAAGGTGCAGAACTCAAAAAACATGAGCCAACACAAGAAGAACTTGATGCATGTATCAAAGCGGCTAAAACTTTAGGCATTCGACTTGCTGCAGTTGATTACATCCTAAATGGCGATGACATTGTAATATTGGAAGTCAATGGCTCTCCAGGATTTGAAGCAATGCAAAAAGTGATTGACGAACCTATTGCTGATGCTATCATTGACTTCTGCTTAGAACAAGTTGGTGGGGAAGGTGATGAGAAAGAGGAAGAAGTAGAACCTACTCCATCAATAGAAGAAGAGGAACCTAAGGAAGAAGACGAGAAAGAAGACGAGAAAGAAGTTGAAGTTGTTGAAGTTCCACCTCATGATGTTGAAGGAGACAAGATTGTCGGGTCGCTTACTAAAGTCATTATCAAACATTTCAATAATGAAGAACCAATTGAAGCTCGTGTTGATACTGGAGCAAGTATCAGTTCCATTCATGGTGATAACATTGAAGTAGATGATACAACTATCAAATTCACTTTTGGTAAAACTCGCTATAAGTTTCATTTAGCAAGAACATCCAAAATCAAGCAGTCAAGTATTGATGATCCTGATGAACGTCCAGTCATTCGTGTAGACATGGTCATTGATGGTATTACTCTTCGAAATGTTGAACTTTCCGTTACAGACCGAGAACATATGGAGTATAATATACTTTTGGGACGTAAGACATTAGCATCAGGTGGTTTCTTAGTCAATCCTGCAGCAGGAGTACTTGATAACGTAAGTCAAGAGGATGAGCAAGAACACCAAGAAGAACCTGTTTCTCCTGAAGAAGAACAACCTTCAGGTAATGAAGAAGAATAACATAATCTCTCTCCCATAAACATAATAAAACTATAATATGATAAAATCGCCCTTTTATGTTGTACAAGATTTTTTGTCACCAAAACAATGTGAAGAGATACTTCATCAGTATGAAGTAAAGACTCCTAACACAAATTTAGTTGGAGACCCGATAAAGTTAGAAAAGACAATGGAACCTGCTAAAGGTCAAACACTCATAATGCAGAAACTACGTGAGCATATTCCATTGTTAGAAACTCATTATAATGCTGCATATCGTGGAACTGAGTCATTAGTCATTAGTCATTATCCGGAGTTTCATAAAGCTCCGGCTCAACAAGCTGGATGTGAGAATTCTCATTATATCAAAAAGAAATGGCTAAAAGTAAAAGATGTTGATTTGACTGGAATTATTTGGCTAAAAGAGTATAATGGTGAAGTTCCTTTAGATCCAAGACATGAAGTATATGGTGGAAAAATCGAGTTTCCTACTTATGATTTCTCTTTAGTTCCACAACGAGGGTCTTTGGTAATCTTCCCAGCATATCCGCATTTCATTCATTGCATTAGTCCGATATTAGTTGGAGATTTGTATCAGATCAAAGTGAATATAGCTCTTAGTGCAAAAAATGGAAGTATGTGGTTATATCAACCAAAAGAGTTTCAGGCAAATGGGACAGACTTTATTGGATCATGGTTCAAAGATTTTTTGTAAATAATAGAATATGACATATTTCTTCTAAAGTATAGGATTTTTATACAATGAAACAACAATACCAACGTCTTACTGAAGCTTTTGAAAACCGAAAATGGAACAAAGGTGAAGTAAAGTTCAGTGAAACAAAACTTTCAGATCCGCATGTCCAAAAAATTCTTAAGGAAGTAGCACGTATAACTAATACTTCTATAAAAGAAGTAGAAGATGATATTCAATCAAAGCTTGATGACTTTAAGGATATTGCTACTAAAGCACCTATCCTATATGGAACTATTCTCAAAAACTTTATTGAGGATACAACCTTCACCTTGATGCAGGATCATCAAATATCTTCACCAACTTGTCCTAAGTTCAATAGAACTATTTTCCGTCAATTAGTATGGGCAATAAAAGCGGATCATGAACAGTTTTATCCGCTTCGTTCATTCATGAACCATAAGCGATTATATGATCCTGTCGTAATCTTTACTGATGACCCTGCATTTCCAGCTTTTTCGAAATGTCAAACTGCAGGTGCATCTCCTAAAGGAATTTTTGCCTTCAATCAAAAGTTCTGTCAAGCATTGATGGAAATGGCACATCTAAAGGAAATAAAGCCAAAAGGTAAAAAGTATGAGTGTAATGGTGGTGATATTCCTGATGAGTATTGCTATCTTGAATTTGTCATCATTCATGAGTTTATGCATTATACATATGATGACTTTCATTATCAAAAAGCCATTCCTGGAGCAAACCCGACCATTATCAACTGGGTTGGAGACTTCAGAACTAACTATCTGTTAGTCAAATCTGGATATGAACAACTTCCCATGGGATTGTTCAATGATGATATCAACTATGATAGACAAAGATCGTATAAAGAAATGTATGATCTTGTTGAAAGTGAAATGAAAAACTTGTCTGACCCTGAACAAGAAAAGTTGAAAAAGATATTAGATGATATGGGAGATGACCATGTACCTGGGCAAAAAGAAGGCGAAGACATGGATGAAGGTAAAGATGAGGGAGATGACGAGGGAGAAGGAGAAGGAGAGGGAGAAGGAGAGGGACCTGATGGTAAGGGACCTAAACGTAAAGGTAAAGGTAAAGGACCATGGAAAAAGATTGACGAGCAGAACAGTAAGACTGAAGACCAGATGTCAAAATCAAAAGATAAGTCTAACAAAGAAGCTCAAGATGAAATGAAAGAACGCGAGAAAGAGCGTAAGGCCCGTGAGGCTAAACAAGGTGCTGGTGGCAGAGGACAGGGACAAAACGGGTCGCATGAAATTGACTATAATTCAGTAAAGCCAAGTTTTCAGTGGAGAGAAATAGTCAAAAAGTTTATTGCTTCTGCAGGTGAAGAAGTTGAAGAAACCTATCAAAAACCTTCTCGTCGTGGTATTTCAGGGTTACATACTGCAATGCAAACTGGTGCTGGTGCAATGAAACCTGGTGATGTTCCCGTTGAGTTGAAGCAAGCAAACTTATGCTTTTGTGTTGATAGTTCGGGTTCTATGGGCCCTGTTATTGAAAAGATTTATGCAAATCTTTTCAACTTGCTAAAGTCTCATCAAGGGTTACAATCAGTTGCATTTACTCTTATCAAGTTTAGCGATACTTTTGAAATCTTCAAAGCTATATTCAAAGGTGATAAAGCTGGAAAAGTGCCAGATGTAAAGGCTAAACCCAAGTCTTGGGATAAGAAAATGAGTACCGTATTCAAAGAACATTTTGGTTCTTCTACTAACTTTTCTACAGCACTTACTGATCAATTACTAATTCTTCTGAAAGAGAAGCACAATATTCTTCTATTTTCTGATCAAGATGTTGTCAATGATCAAGAAAACTTTCATGAATTGAAACGAGTTTTGTCTCAAAAGAATGGTAAAGTTTTTGTGATTTTTGACTCTAAAGATACCTATGTCAAATTTTTGGAAAAAGGTAAATTTACAACACCATTCATTACTTACTTTGAATAATAGAAAGAAAGGATATCGCCTAAATGAAACTGAAAGATTTATTTGACAAACCTGTAGTAAAAGAAAAAGATCTGACTAAGCATTCTGAAAATGACTTGACTTCATCAATCAAGAAAGTTATTGAAGGTGCTCACTTCAATACGTTGGACTTTGAATTGAAATCATCTGATGATGAACTTTCTAAAGGCATTCTGAAGTTCAATCATAAGAAGAAACAATACAAGATAACACATGATGGAAAAATCTATGATGGTTCAAAATGTGTTCATGAATTTGAACGGTCTGCTGATATTCATCATCATTATTCATCAGCATTACATAAGGTCATAAAGCAACAATATGAATAAAAGGACTTTCAAACAATTTATCACGGAAGATAATAGTACTCATTATCCCTGGCAAGCTACTTCAAATGAAGATTTATTGAAGCTGCCTGGTTGGTTGAAGTATGATGAAGAACGTTATGATGAACCTGGTGGAGATGTTGTTGTATTTCATGATCATAATACTGGAGAAATGTTCTTATCAGGTAGGATAGGATCTGATGGATTTTTTGAAACACATGACAGTTGGCCAACTATTGTTGATGCAATGTTAGTTGAACATGGTGGAAAATGGTACATTCCATTTAGGCTAAAAGAATGGAAGAACGATAAACGAGATAATGACTTGAGTCTCAATGATCTAAAACTTAGTTCTTTTCTTGGATTTCCTAATAAGATTGACGGATCATTGACAGTTACTAACTGTCATGACTTGACATTAGAAGGTTGTCCGTCAATCATTGCACACAATTTTGCTTGGTGGAACATTCCGATTACTAATCATATTGATAAAGTACTCAAAGAAGTTGGGGGAACAATAGTAGTTCCTCCAACTTATCTAGGATATTTGAGCTTCTTGAAGATAAAGAAGCTCAAAAGTATAACACATACTGGGGGTTTATCATTAGTTGGAACATATTCAAAAGCAGCTTTAGAAGCTAAAGATATCGTCAACGAACATTTATCAGGAAATCGGAACATATTTGCATGTCAAGAAGAACTCATTGATGCAGGTCTAAAAGATTATGCAGAGCTCTAAACATCCACTCCAACACGACGATTGAAGCTCTTTACATTGAATGTTCCAGATTTTCTGACATTGAAAATCTGGAACTCAAATTCTTCACCACCATGAAGCTCGATATCTTCACCCGTTTCTTCATCTATTTCTTTATATGTCACAATGCTTCTTCCTACTTCAGCATACATATGAGGTAAAAGTCTTCTTCCATCCTTATACACGACTAAGCTATTACCATCTGTATCATACTCATTAGACAAGTCAAACACTTTTTGTTCAGGTTCAGCGATATGTCTTTCCCAAATGTTGTTACGAGTAGTATAAAGAGGAACCCAACCTTCACCAGTATAAAGCATCATTGCTTGATGTGGAGACCGATTGAAATAGATGATTTCGCCGGTGATTGGTGTATCAGGGAAGCTATCAACTACTGGAAGAACAATGCGTAATGGATGAACAGCTGCGTCAGATAAAACTCTCATAAAAATTAACAAGCTCCTGTGATTTGTGTTATAATATTCTTTATAACTATATCTATACATTGGGTAAAATGACCTATCAACCAATAGAAGAAAGAGATGAAGATGGTGTGCTCTTGTATGAATACTTCCCAGAACTACATCAATATGCTCAAAGCATCTCTAAGATAACTCATCGAAAACAATGGGCTCGGTTCATTACTGCATTCAGTGATTTATGCTTATGGATACATTCCCCATATTCAAAACATCGTAATGGAAATGGAATTGTTATCTTCAATAGTTGGTGGTGCAAACGATTACTCAATTCACATCGTTGGCAATTTGATGTATATCAATTACTTGAACCATATCTTTATACTAATCATAAGTATGACTATAAGAAAGGATTAGCACGGGAATGGATAGTTACTGAACTATTCAAACAAAGAACTATTAGTATGATAACTGATATTCGATTTGAAACTAATCCATATTGGACTCGAGTTATTCGTTCTCTAATAGATGATAATAGTATAGGATATAAAGATAATGCTGAAGTATCAAAAGGATACATCAAATTAGATAATATACAATTTGCTAATACTAAAAACATATCAAGTAATCTTATTATCAAAGGATATGCTGATACATTATTAGCAGGTTCTAAGATATCATATTCAGTTGCAAATAACGGAAGATTACATCATCCGTTACAAAACCTCAAGAAAGAAGATAGGATGAATGTGTTTCACGATTGGTATAGTTATGATTTCAAAGCATGTGCTCCATCTATTCTTGCTCAAGAATACTTCAAGTTAGTTCCTAACGGGTCATTACCGGCTATTGAAATGTTTATTGAAAATAGAATAGCTATTCGAGCTCAAATTGCAAAACAAATCAATGTTGATGAACAAACGGTCAAACGAGTTCTAACCGGGTTATTTTTTGGTCAAACTGTTCCATCTGAGAAGCAAGCTCTATGGGATATTGATTATGTTGCTAAACATCCTGACAAAGTAGATAGATTTACATTTGCAGTTATCAATACATTTGGGCCTGAAGTATCAAAGAAGTTATTATCAAACGAACTCTTTCTTTCAATTGTTCATGAATGTCAATCAAAAGTATTCAAGCATCTTGCATATGCATTACGAGAAAAAGCAGTAACCTTGGACAATGGCTCTATTCAATTGACTAATCAAGTTGGAGGTGTCAAAACTATGAATAGATGGAATTCTAAACAAGCAGTTGCTCATTGGTATTTTGGTGCTGAACGACAAGCTATTGATGTAGTAAGTAAAGAACTCGAAGAAACTGATAATGCTCAATTTCTACTAATCCATGACGGATTTATATGCAATAAGCTTATAAACCAAAAAGCTTATGAACAGAAGATATTAGAACAAACAGGTTATAAGTTGGAAATAGTTTTGCTTGCTAAAGAATTATATCAGGTTTCTTCATATGAAGATGAGTTATACTTTCGCGGTGATGCTTTTGATGATGCAACATAATGGTCATACTTTTTCTTATACTCTTCTTTTCTTATTGCATACTCTCGTTCTAATCTTTCACGATTACGTTCAACAAAATCCTTTCGATATTCATTAGCAAATTCTTGGTATTGCCATTCAACAAACTTTTTCAAAATTTCTTTATCAACTATTGTCAATGAACCCATCAGAACTAATGCATCATATTTAGTAATAGGTTTTTTATAAGGTCTTTTTTCTGATACAAGAGCTTCAAAGATATCGCAAATAGTAATGATTTTGATAACTTCAACTTCATCTTTTGTTAGCTTTCCAACATTTGCCATTTTGTCAAGGTCTGACGGTCTTGTATGATGATAAAGTAATACAAGTCTAGCAAAGTTGCCATGTTCGCCAGTCAAATGCTTTAGGTGTTTGATATCTTCATCTTTACTTGCATGAGTATCAATATGAGCTCGTTCAGGTTCAGATAACTTATCCGGTTTATGAAGAACAATCTTGTCAACATGAACCTTCCCACTGTCATGTGTAAGTGCTGAATAAGCTAGTTTATTCGCATCCAATCCCAAATGCTTTCCGAAGTCTCGTGATATCTTTGCAACTTCCATTGCATGCCCAGCATTCCAATATGAATAGTTGTTCAACTTTAGATAATAGTCAATCATCTTTTTACGATTTCGTCTGACTTCTGGGTCTATTTCTTCGATGAGATGCATAATGTCTTCTGATAATTGTAGAAAGTGACGGAACGAAATTGACATATATGATATAAAGATTTTATCTTGATGATGTATTATTTATCAAACAGTTGATAAAAATATCATATTGATTTTATGTGGAGGAAATACTAAAATATGACATTTTTATGTCATTTATGTGGAAACAAAAACTGACAGACTAAGGGTATATATATTATTCAGTTTCTCCCTCCTTGTAGATGATTATGTAGATTGTCTTATACTCTCTCTCTTTTATCATTTATCATTTGACTAGATGCTTAGCATCTAGTCAAAGCCATCATCATCAAATGATAGATTTTCGTCTTTACTTTGTAGTTAGCCTTTTTCTAAGTTATTGATTTTATTACTGTTTTTATTATTCATTCTTGTTCTAAGTAGTTGATTTTATTACTATTTTTCAAATCATCATTTTTCCGTGACTGATTAGCCGAGAATTTTTGATGAAAAATGATGATTTGGAGAAAAATGATTTACAAATGCGTTTGAACTTGTTATAATAGCTTTATACATTGAAATAGAAGAGGAACAAACAAGATGTCATTTGAGAATTTTTATCATAAAGTTATGACTTCTAAGTTAGGTCATGTTATGCGAGCTATTTTTGAAGACAGCCCATGGCATCGAGAAGCGAATGTTTCAGAACACACAAGAATGACTATTCGCTGGTATGAAGATAACATTGCTAGTTCTAGAACTACAGAACAACAACTTCTAACAAAACTTGCACTGTTGTTTCATGACACCGGAAAACCTATGGCTCGTACTGAAAAATTCTCAGAAGCTAGAGGTACTTATTATAGTTATCCTGGACATGAACTAATGTCAGCTCGAGTGTTTGAAGATTACATCCTAACTCATTGGCAAGAATTGGAAAAAGACTTGGGTCAACCAACTAATTGGACAATGATTGAAAAAGTTAAGTGTTTGATTGAGCATCATTTACCATATGAAAAAACCGGTAAAGATAAATTGATAGCACTAAAAACTCACATTCGTTTTCTTGGTAGTGAAGAACTAGAAGAAGCTTATTTCGACGTTCTTCGTTCAGATGCACATGGAAGAATAAGTGATGATCCTGATGGAACTTACATACGAGTAGAAAAATGGATTTCACAGTTTCAATCAGTTCAACCTAAAGAAGTAGGCGAAATCTTCAATCGTGGAGTTCCATATATCATTCTTGCAATTGGTGCATCAGGTTCTGGTAAATCGACATACTTTATGGAAAGGTTTTCTTATGATGATGCTGATGGACCAAGTGAATATCTGTTTAGTTTAGACGATCTTCGACTTGCATTTTATGGTAGTCGAACAGGTAATGAACCAATCTATGATGTTGCATGGAATTACATTCACCGAAATGAAGATAAGCAAGTAGAGAAAGAGTTTGATGCTTATTGCTTGAAAGAGTTCTCGTCTCTTGTACGAGAAAGGTTCAATATCTTTGTCGATATTTCCAATGTGTCAGCTAAATCCCGTCGTCGTTGGATTACTCTAGCCAGACAACATGGCTATAATGTTTTTGCTGTTCATTTTGCAATACCATATCAGGTATGTTTGAACCGTCAATCAACTCGTGGTGATAAACAAATCCATGAACGTTCAGTACAGCAACAGTACTTTAGGATATCAACTCCACTAATAGGCACTGAAGTTGATGCAATGTCATACACATTTTCTTTTGATTTTGACGAGGTTACTAAATCATGAACTATGGAATAAGAACAAAAATCCAAGCAGTTGTTGGAATGCAATCGTTAGTAGGTATAGGTAAAAGTGAATACCCAAAATCTTTTGGCAATTACTTTAGCTTTTGGACCTCTAAAGAAGATGAATTTGCGGGAGCTTCTATTAGATGTGTCAATATGTGGTCGGAAAATCTTGAGGAAGCTCGTAAAAGGTTTTTCTGTGATGAACTTGTTGAAGGTGTTCTTTTTACTCAGGAAGAAGACGGGTATATTCGAAGATGGTTTGTTGTAGATGATCCAAGATTACCTTCTAAAGACTGGTTACATAATAAGTTCTGTTGGTCTGGGACAAGTGCTCCACGTAATAATGATGTCATTCGTGAAATGTATAGCATTCACGGCGATCCTGAAAATGAACTTGAACGGTTTTTTGACCCTAAGACATATCATGCAAAGAGGGGTGGAGAGTACATTATTACTAAAGAAGGATTTTCGTGTGTCAAGTATAACGTCAAAGCTGAAGCTAGAAAACTAAAAGATGATTGGACCATTGAAGTATTTGAAGATACGATTGCGGTTGATATGCTAGAAAACATTTTGTCTGATCCTAATACTCCAGAAGATGACTTATAAATCTCCGCAAATCTCAAATGAAGAACTAAAGTACTATTCAAAATTGATGGTACTTCAATCAGCTGCAGGGTTTTACATTGGGTCTTTGTATCAAGAAGACCAAGATGAACCTGTTCCTGGAACTCGTGATAGTCAATACTTTCGTACTGAAGCAGAAGCTATTGCGGCATTTCAATCTAATGATTGGGTGCAAGTTCTATAAAGAAATCTATTTACAATCAAACATTGATTTGATATAATAGACTTCTTCCTACGTTGTACCACTCTCCACCCCCGATGAATAAAGACACTATTCGATGACATAGTGTCTTTGTCATAATCCGTTGTAAAATAAATCTTAATAATTCAAAATCTATAAATAGATTTGTATATGGTTTTTTGCCTTATACTTTTGAATACTTTTGTTTCATTCAAACTTTATTACTTTATAGGAATTTTATATATGTCAAAATTAGAACAACTCAAAGCAGCCTTCGCCGCAAAAACTACCTCTTCTTCAAATGATGACTCTTGGAAAAAGTTTTATCCATTTTGGAAAATGCAAGAAAATCAAACAGCCGTTGTACGTTTCTTACCAGATTTAGATGAAGATAATCCATTAGGTTTCTTAGTAGAAAATCATGTTCATGAATTGAATATCAATGGACAAAGAACGACTGTTGCTTGTGGTAAAATGTATGGTGAGTCTTGCCCAATTTGTGAATTATCAAAAAAATACTATGATGAAAAGAATGAAGATCTTGGTAAAAAATACTATAGAAAACTTTCTTATATTGGACAGGTTATTGTTATTGAAAGTCCAATTGAACATGATGCTGAACAAATAGTCAAACTGATTGACTTTGGTCCAAAAATCTTCAAACTAATCCAATCAGCTTTTCAATCCGGTGATTTAGAAGTTGAACCATATTCATTGATTGGTGGTTATAACTTTAGGATCAAGAAAACCAAATCAGGTCAATATGCTGATTATGGAACAAGTTCTTTTGCTCCTAAACAAACAAATGTTGATGAAGATTTGATTGAAAAACTTGAATTGATGGATTTGAAAGAGCAACGTCGTAAACAAGTACCTCGTGCAGAACTTGAAGCAATGTTGAATGCTGATCTTACTGGAGCAAGTATTCCTGTAGCATCTACACAAAGCACCCCAGCTGCTACTCCTGTTGAGCCGTCTGCTACACCAAGTGTAGCAACCCCTGTCACAGAGGCATCTACACCAGTGACTGCGACGACGGCAACAAGTGAAGCTCCAACTTCAGGTTCTTCTGCTCTTGCTGCATTACGTGCTCGTGCTAAAGCTGCTAAAACGGCAGAAGCTGAATAAGATCAATCAGGACGACGCAAATAGTAAGGGGTGGGTAATATGATTTACCCACTCCTTTTCTTTCTAAATCACAAAAGGGGATAAATCATGTCAAATGACTTAAAGTTTCTAAAGGATTTCAAAAAGAACATTGAAAAACTGAAGACAGTAAATGTTGGTATTAGTGCTCCAAAAAAATGGTATTCTTCAGGCAATTATGCACTAAACAAAATCTTAACAGGTTCTTATTTCCGTGCTATTCCTGAAGGTCGTATCACTGCATTTGTTGGACCATCTGGAGCAGGTAAAAGTTTCTTATCATCAAACGTATTAGCACAAGCTCAAAAAGAAGGAGCTCATCTTGTCATTTTAGACTCAGAGAATGCACTTGATACAGAGTTCTTGACTAAAATCGGTGTTGATATTTCTGAAGATAAACTTACATACATTCAGGTCGGAATGATGGAAGATGTGAATAGTGTATGTTCTGACTTTTTCTCTGGATACGAAAAAGAGTATGGCCGTGCAAATTATGATGCACCTCGTATTGTCATGGTTCTTGACAGTATTGCAATGCTTTCAACATCAACCGAAATCGAAAATTATTCAAAAGATGGCACGACTAAAGGTGACCAGGGTCAAAGAGCTAAACGTTCAAAGATGATGTTGCGAATGATGTTGTCATCAATCACTAAACTTCCAATTACAATTCTAGTAACTGACCATGTATATCCCGCTGATGTTTTAGCTGGAGATGGTTTATGGACAATTACAAACAGCACTAAGTTCTTCCCATCAATTATCGGTCTGGTAACAAGATTGAAATTGAAAGAAGAAAGTGAAGTAGTTGGTGTAAGAATGCGAGTTGAAACTTATAAATCACGTTTTGCAAAACTTGGTTCAAAAGTAGAACTTGAAGTTCCTTATTCAAGTGGGATGTCTCCGTATTCAGGATTACTTGATTTACTTGAAGTTGATGGAGTTGTAAATAAATCTGGTGCTTGGTATTCATGTCAATTACCAAATGAACTTGTCAAATTTCAAAAGAAACAACTAAATGAAGAACTTGTTCAAAAACTATTATCTCATCCAATTATATTAGAACAAGAAACTAATATAATTGAAAAAATGGAAATACCCGAAGATAATCTAAATGAAGATTTAGTTGAAGATGATAACTCTTGAAAATTTTGATAAAGAGATAATGCCTAATAAATGGTTTAGGCATTATGATATTTTGATAACACGGGCTCAAAATAGAAAACCACCATCTGAATATTGTGAATTACATCATATAATTCCTAAATGTTTAGGTGGTGAAAATACTAAAGAAAATTTAGTATTACTTACTGCTCGTGAACATTATATTGCCCATTTGTTACTTTCTAAAATTTTTCCAAACCATTTAGGAATTATAACTGCTATTTTAGTCATGTCATCAAGACTATCAGAGTTTTCTAATTCAAAAAACAGAACATTTTCTATTCTAAGAAAACAGAATATTGAAATAAGAAAAACCTTGAACAAAGAAAATTGTGAATGGCTAGCTGAAGTTGGTCGTAAAAATTCCCAACACCTAAAAGGTAGAACTAAAGAAACTCATGAATATTTGAAAATTATAAGTAATAGATATAAAGGTTTATCTAAAGAAACTCATGAGCCATTTAGAAAATCTTCTGAAACACAACGCGGTAGAACTAAAGAAACTCATGAATATTTGAAAATAAATGGTGAAAGAAGAAAAGGACTTACAAAAGAAAATACACCTTTTTTACAGCAGATTTCAGAAAAAAATAATATCTTGCCCATAGAAAAAAGAATTGAAATACAAATAAAACGAAAAAATGGTGTAAGTGCTATGGAAATATATCGTCAATTATTATCTGATGGAATTGATATATCTTATACTTCAGTTGTTAGAATTTCAAAAAAATCCGAATATAAAATTATTTTATAAAATAAGCATATGACATTCCTATCTCCTATTGCAGAAAATGTTCATCTAGTTTTAGACTATATTGAAACTTATAAAGCTAAGATTACTGAAGTAAAACCATTCTTTACTTTAGAAGGTAGGAAACTTGTTGAGATTTGTCAGAATATCCCAAAGAGAATTGCAGAATTCAAAACATATGAAGCAGAACTTAAGAGTATAGAAGAACTATTATCAATCCGACGTGATAAAATAGAAGGTCTTAGATACAAATCTCTAAATGAAGGTCACTCTCGTCATTTATCTCAAACTGATATCAAACAGTATATCAAGGGGGATGTTGAATATGTTGAAATGTCTGAACTTATTTTAGAGATATCTTTTCTAAGAAAAAAGATGGAAGCTATTATTGAAGGTCTTAACATAATGAATTGGCAAGTAGGCCATATTACTAAATTAGCAATTGCATCATTGGAAGAATATGTTTTATGAATAATGTTAAGATAACTATACAAAATGAAGTATGGTGTTCAATACAGGGATTAGACAAGTTTCATATTGATATGTTATGGGAAATGTTTGCTCCATTTGTCGATGGGTATAGACATATGCCAATGTTCAAACTTGGACGTTGGGATGGAAGAATTCGTTTCTTCGAAAAGACGGGTAAAACTCAAGTCAAGTTATTATCACGAATGATACCCTTGATAGAAAAGTGGGGTTATGAAATTGAACTTATTGACAAACGTCAATACTTTGAACACCCTCCTCTTATTTCCGATGATATGTTTGCCGATGTTGACCGTGAAATCGAATTTTACTTAAGACCTTATCAAACTCAATCAATCAACTTATGTATTGAGAATGGAGGCGGCTTCATCATCGCAGGAACCGGAGCAGGTAAAACTTCAATGACTGCTGGCATTTCACATGCATTTTCATCAGCCGGGTATAAATGCATTACGATTGTGCCATCTTCTGACCTTGTCGATCAAACAGTTGAGTTCTATCGAGATGTCATTGGGTTAGACACCGGAACTTATTCTGGAGATAACAAAGATGTTGATCATTTGAACGTTGTGGCAACTTGGCAAGCACTTCAGTATAATCCACGAGTTCTTTCAACATTCCAAGCTCTTATATGGGACGAATGTCATGGTTGTAAGGCTAACATCGCACAACAACTATTGAATGAACACGGCTCGCATATCCCCTTCAAGTTTGGAGTAACTGGAACATTCCCTAAACCTGAAGCTGACCAAATGTCACTCAATTCATCAATTGGCGATATCCTAATTGAAATTCCCGCACGATGGTTGATTGATAATGGTTATCTTGCCGAAGTGGATATTGAACAAATTTGTTTGAAACAATCAAGTAAAGAACAGTTCCCTGATTATGCTGCTGAAAAAACTTACTTATCAAAAAATCAAGATCGTATTGAAGTAATAGCAGGTCTTATCATACAACATGCTGAACAATATGGTAATACATTAGTTCTTGTCAATTCAGTTCCATTCGGTGAAAAGCTAACAGAAGCGGTAGGTGGAAATGCAGTCTTCTTATATGGAGCTTCAAAAAAGAAAGATAGAAAAACTCAATATGATCTTTTTGAAACTCAGAATGATATGATTGTCATTGCAACATCTGGAATAGCATCAACAGGTATTAGCATTGATAGAGTAAAATGTTTGATTGTAGTTGATGCAGGGAAGTCATTCATCAAAGCAATTCAATCAATTGGCCGAGGAACTAGATTGGCTTCAGATAAAAAGGAAGTAAAAGTCATTGACATATTTGCAGACTTAAAATGGTCAAAAGCTCATTCACGTGACCGGGCAAAATGGTATAAAGAAGCAAAATATGCAATATCAAAAACTCATAACATAAAAATATCATAACATATATGCTAATACTAACTGAATACTCAAAACCTTATTTGATTGAAACATCAAATGCACCTATAGTTCCAAAGTTCTTTTGGGCTTTTACTTCATCATTGTTAGATTTTACATTGCATCCATTATTCTATTTAGAAGAAACTACAGGTACAATGATTTTACTTGAAGTAAATGGACTTCAATTTAGAATACCTTATACATGGTATATTATGGTATCTGATAACGATACCCAGAAACTTGATTATATGCCAATAGCGGATTGTATTACTGTTGAAGCATTTCCATTAGTTATGACACCTACTGACTCCAAGTTTAGAACAACTTCAGTAAAAGTAATTGATGTAATATCTGATGAACAAATAACTCATCCAATGCTTCAAAAGGGAACTGCACTGTGTCATCCTGTTGGAGATATAACTTTATATGATGGTCAAAAAACAATTATGAATGTTGTAATTGGTCCACATGATCTTTACAAACATCTTGATAATATGTTATATGGTGACCTCATATAAAATCTCCATGATAAATACTTCTGTACTAAATAACAAAGAACAGGAGTATAGAACATATGGAGATTTTTTCAGAAGAATTTGAGAAAGCGTTTCACTTTACAATGAAACAAGAGATTGGACCGTGGTATGATCCAAATGATCCAGAAGTTATAATGGGTTTATGTGAAACTAAATCTCAAAAGAAAAAGACAGGATATGTCAATCATGTTTCTGATACCGGTGGAGAAACAAAATTTGGGATTGCAAAGAATTCTAATCCTCACGTAAATATCAAAAAGATGACATTACATGAAGCAAAGGTCATCTATTTCAAAAACTATTGGCTTATTGCTAAATGTGATAAACTTCAATCGCCATTAGCAGAAGTTCATTTTGATGCAGCAGTCAATCATGGTGTAGGTCGAGCAGCTAAAATGCTACAAGAAGCATTAGGTGTAG